CAAATGGATAAGTAGAATAAGTTGTTACTGTGTTACCATTTGACCTCCATAGATTCCAACTGCCATAACTCAAAGAAATTAAACCTCCATAATAAAGAGATCGTATATTTGATTGTATTGGACTAACTGCTCCCGATTCAACTTTATAAATACTTGGTATTACTAATCCATTTTTATAGTTACCTTTTAATGGAGTTCCCGAATAAATTACACTTACATCTTTTGTTTGATTAATAAAATCATTATCGACATATTCAATATGTTTACCAAAACTTTCTTTATAATCCTTTTGATATTTGTCATTCCAATAATCGGCATCCTCTTTATACTCTAATTCATATCGTAAAAAATCTAATTCGCCTATTGGTAATACTTCACGCTTCATTGAGTAATCACGCTTATCAGACCAGTCTATTGAGCCACTATAAAAATTCTCCCTATCTTCAATAAAATAATTATATTCATTTGTTTTATCTTGCACCATGTAAAGATTATGCAATTTAAACTCTGACATTAACCAGTCTATTTGTTTAATATTAATCGGTAACACTTTATTCAAATCAACTAAATCATCTTCATCAATATTTGTATTTACATAATTACCTGAGAAAAATGTTTTTGCACTTTTAACCTTTGCTGTTACTTGAGCTGAACTTGCTGCAATAGGATTATATAAAGGACCAACATCAAAAAAAGCAAATTCTAAATTCCAACCAATATCAACTTTAACATCTAAACCGCCATATAAAGCAAATGCTGGTAAAGATATTTTACGTTCTATATTTCCGATACTTAAAGGATAAAAAGCATTAGGATCAAAAGCAACAAATGGATTAAATACAAATTCTTCATAAGCAACAACAACGTTATTAACTTTTATAGTATAAAATATTTTTCTATTATTGCCTAAAAAAGATACATAAGTTGGCGAACCCGCACCAGTATATATTAAATCTAAATCTAAATTTATAACCGCTTCTATATTATAATTAACATATTTAAAAGCAGCATAAGTATTTGTAAATTTACCAGTTGCAGAACTATACTTACCAGCTGCATTATTGTAAGGCGAAGATGTAGCATTAAATAAAATAGTATTTGTTGTTGGTGTGAATTGATTCCAACCACCTGAACTTGGAACATAAGCTGCATTATTAGGTCCAACATTAAAATTACTTGATCTACCTACATAGAATTGATTGTCTATTAATTGTTGAGCTGTTTTTTCAAACTTATCGCCACTTGTTGGAATTATTTGCCTTTTGTAAAAAGCTGAATTAAAAAATGTAGATGTATAAGTATAACCAGCATCGGAGAATATTTTATCTAAAATTGTTTTCTTATATAATGCAGGTCTAAAGTATTTAATCTCAAAATCCCTTTCAGCTACTGGTAACGTATTACCCGAACTTGGCATTACTTGATTACCATAATCTATTAAAGGATAAACATAACCATTACCCAAAGCAAATGAAACAGAAGAGCCAGCTACTTGTATTGATGTGGCCCAGCTATTAGTTACGTTGTTAAAAGTTAAATTGTGATTATAAGTACTAAAATTTAAACAATTAGTAAACGATGTATCTTCGGGATTCGATAATAACTTATCTGCTATCTTTGTAAATACATTTCCGATAGTTCCTTTACAGCTACATTCGTAAACCACCTCACCAGTTGAATCATCAACGTTAATTTTAATTAATTGTAAATCTCCTTTAAACTGAAGTACCGAATTAACATAATAATATATGTCGCACTTTTTATTAGGATTGAAATAATTTAAACTTATGTTTGACTTCCAAATTAACTCAAAGAATTTATTAATATCCTTAGTTCCGGGGAATGTTATTGTCTTTGAAAAACTTGCATTCTTTTTATCGGGATTACGTATATCCGATATTAAAAAGTTAAAGCTAATTGGAATTTCATCAATATAACTTACATCGTATTCAACCGCTGGTACTTCTTGTGTATATAATAAAATCTTTATATCGTTCATTATCCTTTTTGTCTTTGGTTAGCGTGAGTAAATAATAAATCAAAAGTTAAGTTTCTTAGCTTATCGTTATTCTTAGAGACATAAGTTCCATTAGTTACCTTTACCGAAGCATAACCCTGAGCAGTTCCTAAATCTAATTTAACATCGGGTGAAGAAAACAAATCTTTATACTTTATTAATTCTGCCTTAGTAACCCAGTCGCTATTTAACTTTAATCCATTTTGAACGTTTACAATAGTTGGCTGTTCTACAGCTACCGAATAATCCAAAGTCATTACATTACTTACATTGGTCCAGGGTGAACGTTTAAAAGTAGTACTTGTTTTAGTAGAGTTTAATTCAGATACCTTGCTGCAATGTAAAGTTTCATAAGCTCCTGTAGTCGATAAATAATGAAGTGTATAAACATCAAATCTTGGACTGCATTTTATTGTATATCTTTTAATTTTGAATGGAGCTAATTCTGAAGATACCTCAGCCATTATATCGTAATATTCAACACCTACTAAGTAACTTGCATTAATCCCATCAATCCCTTTTTTACCGACATCAATACATACCATATTAGTTTGATAAGCTCCAGTTGAATTATATCCGTTTGTAATCGTATAAGTATTTAACACCGATCCAGCAGCATTATAAGTTCTTAAATATATTTTAGGTAAATCAGTTTGACCTTCAAGAACCATCCAATATAAAAAGTTACTTCTATTATTAAACGTGTAGTCATCTGCTAAATCAGATAACAAAACAGGATAATTAAGATTAGGATTTGTACTTAAATCCCAAGTATAATTTTTACTGTTGTATTGCGAAAATGTAAGCATTTCTAAACTACCATTCCAAACAATGTAATCAATATTACTACCCGAGTAAATAGTTCCTGGTAAAGTAGACCCATATATTTCACCGATGTTTACTCGTATCTTACGAATACTTGTATTTTGTTGGAACCCATAAACATTAACAGGAATGTAATTAGTCATTAATAACTCACTAAACTTTGAAGCATCGAATTGAAGCTTGCCACTAGGATTAGGTAAAAACTTCTCGGTTACACTATAACCACTTAATATATCAGTTACTACAATGTAATATTTAAAGTTAGCTGCTCCTGTTTGTGAACTCGAAGCTACAAACCATTGATTATTATAACAAGGTATATAACCGTAATATAATGCGTCTGTTGGTTTACTAAGTATTGTTATCGCCATATCTATTTGTCTTTATTATTATTTCTATATCTTTTTTCATAGCTGCTGCTATATCTTTTGTTAATTGCTCTTGCCTTCCATCGTTTACAACCTCATCAAAAAAGTGAATCCCCCAATATCCTTTATCTTTTAATTTTCTTCTTACTAAAAAGTCCATTGCTTTTACAGCTTCTGAAAACTTCATTACCTTTAACACTTTCTTTTTTCTATTAGTTTTATTTTCAGCTTGTCTTTTTAACCTATCTTTTAAATTGTTAGTTTGAAAACCTGGTATTAAGTTACGTGACTTTATCCATTTATCTATTCTTGCACCTTGACTAACTCCAGCTGGTTTACGACCTGTATCAACAGCTTCCCAATAATCATTCAAATAAACGTTTAATTTAATACCATCAGCCGAATCTACTATCCTATATTTAATTGAAGCACCCAAAGCACTTTCTCCAGGATTAGGTGATGCACCTTTATATTTACTTTGATAGAATGCTGCTTTAGCTTGTAGTTTATCCGATAAACTTTTACGTAAATCTTCGACTACCTTAGTACCGAAAGCTTCTAATATTTTTTCAACTTCATTCATTTATTGATTGTGCAAATTGTTCACTCTCCGCTTTATGTTTCATGTATTGTATTCGATTTAAAAACCTTGCAATCGACCACTCCATTAGTTCATCTTCTTTAAATGGATCGCCACCTGTTATCGAATCAATTATAAAGTACCAACCATATTCTTTTCTGAAGCTTTTAACTCCCTGTTCACTTCCTCCATGTGTATCGCTATCTCCTTCTGAACTTGATCCAAAGAGTTCAACAAATCCGCTTTCAATTTTTCGGACCTGCTGGAGTAAAAAAAAAGTGTGCCATAGACATCACCTACCTTTCCATAATTATAAATAACATCGCTTATTTCTTCAACGTTATCGGAGTTAAATTTATACTTACTGAATACCGGACACTTAACATATATCAAAGCTAATATTTTATGCAAGTTATTAATTACATCGGTTTCATATTGCTTTAATGCAGTATATTGATTTGTTTTAAAATCCTTTTCATCTTTACAAGCTTTGTATCTTTTCCCATCGTGCCAAAACGTATTCTTTAACCTTGTGTTCGGCTTTGAATTAATTAGTAGTAATACTTTATGCTTTACTTTTTCAAGTTCGTTAAAACTCATATTCTCGTATTCCGATACCGAAATGTCAGTAAAGTTAGAAGCGATTTGAATAATCTTGTCAATGTTTTCTAAACTTGAAGTTCTTATATTCTCGTATTCAATAAACTCCTTTATTGTTAGGTTATTTACATTTGTTGGAATCATACTTATATAATGTTTAAAATTTTACTTTTGTTTTCCAAACCATTGGTTAGGATTTAAATTAATTATTCAAATCAGTTGGTTACAAATTGTAGCCAACTACTCAAAGTCCATCCAGTCTGATAAGCTACTTAACTTATTCATTGCCAAATATCTAATAGCATCAATAGCATGGTTATTGTCATCAACTGGATTCTGCATTTTATTTCCATCACGATCTACATCCCAACAATAGTTCCTTAACTCCTTAATTAAATTGGTGCTATTCTCAGTTACCTTAAAGTGTATCTCTTGCAATAAAGATATTGAAGCACGTATACTATCCGGTCCTTTCTTAGCTGGACTAACCGAGAAACCTCTACGCCTTAAATCTTCTATTGACTTAGGTTCGGCACTATCAGCTATTATATCAGAATATTCCGATACTCCGAGTTTAATTAGTTTGTCAATAATATCTGAGTTAGTTAGTTTAGTTTGATATATCAATTCATCGAAGTAATATTGTTGTCCCGACTTATAACAAGCTACCAATGCTGTAGGATCGTTTGAATATCCCCAGTCTAAAGAATAAGCAATCAATTCAGCATCCTTAGGAATGGAAGGAGCAATAGACCAATTCTCAAAGACCGTACCTTGTAATGTACCGATTTCGCCAAGACCATAAACCTTA